CCCACATAAATATAAGGCAAGATATACGCTTAGAAACGCCATAAAACTAGGGAAAATGGAACGCTTGCCATGCGAAAGATGTGGCGACCAGAAATCTGAAGGCCACCATCACGACTACTCAAAGCCTTTAGATGTCCACTGGTTATGCAAAAAGCATCATGGAGAACAACATCGAACCCCTCTCAAAGCGGCCCAACAAGAAATAGAGAAGAATAATTAAAATCAGTATGAGCCTCACTAAAGAGAAATGGGCCGACCCTGAATTCAGAAAGAAAATGAAGGAAGCAGCAGAAAAAGCCAAACTTAATCCCAAAGATAAAGAAATAGCCGACCCCTACACCATGACAGACACAGGATTCCAACACAGACTAGACTATATTCCCCTTCCAAAGAACTGGAAAAAGATAAAACACACCAACACAAAAGCCATAGAGCAATCACTACAGGGATTCTGCCAAGAAATGAAAAACAATGGATGGCTAAACGACGAAGCGCCCAAAAAGAGAAGCCACAAAGCCAAAGTACACACAGAATTCAACAACGGCCCCCTCACCCTCACAAAAGAAAAGATAGCCGAATGGCACCAAAGACAAGAATCCCCACTTGACAAACAAACAGAAGCCGATACCTTCCAAGAATGAACTACTGCGATTTATGCGGTGGTGAATCAACCCTCAAAGAAAAGGTGCATCCATACTGTCTACGATACTTTCTGAAAGATGACACAACAACAAGCCCAACCCACACCCAATACAAACTCAAAATAGAAGCAGATATATATGGCTAAAGTGAATAAAGTAGGCCGCCCCACAATCTTCACCAAAGAACTAGGAGATAGTATTTGTGCGAAGCTAGCAATGGGCCAATCGCTGAGAACAGTGCTCAAGGGAGAGGAAATGCCAAGTATGGTGACGGTATTCAGTTGGTTGAGAACAAACGAGGAGTTTCTTAATCAGTACGCGCGCGCGAAGGAAGAAAGCGCCGATGCTTTAAGCGATGAAATCCTTGATATTGCGGATGACGGCTCGAACGATTGGATGGAAATTCATAAAGGTGGCTACACAAGCACAATTGTTGACCAAGAGGCTGTGCAGCGCTCAAAACTACGAGTAGATACCCGCAAATGGATAGCATCAAAGATGAAACCCAAGAAATACGGAGACAAGGTAGATGTCACAAGCGCCGGAGAAGCCATAAAAGGCAACACAATCATCCTCAAAGACTACGACGATGATACAAATGGCTAGATGCAACAGGAGGTAAACAGGGTATATGCGCCGCTTTTTAAGGAAAATCCACGCTATTTCATTCTGTTAGGCGGGAGAGGTGCTGGCCGCTCAACGGTTGCGTCACAATACGCACTCTCAAAGCTCATAGCACCTGGTTATTTCAGATGCGCGATAATGCGCTACATCCTCGGCGATATTCGCAATTCTATCTACAGAGAGATTAAAGACCGCGCCGACGAGAATGGAATACTTGAGAACCTAAAGATTAACGATTCCTCAATGGTGATTGAGTACGGCAGAAATACCATTAACGCAGTAGGTTTTAAGAAATCAAGCGGCGACCAAAAAGCCAAACTGAAATCACTTGCAAACTATAACTGCGTGATTATCGAGGAAGCTGATGAAATCCCCGAAGCCGACTTCATGCAACTAGACGACTCTCTGAGAACCTTAAAGGGAGACATAACGATAATCCTACTGCTCAACCCGCCAGCCAAAACACATTGGATAGTCAAGCGGTTTTTCAACCTTTTACCTAGTGAGATGCAGGGTTTCTACATTCCGCAGCTAAAAGAGACAGGCGATACGGTGTTCATTCACACGAACTACCAAGTGAACGCGAAGAACATTTCCCCGCAGACCATACAAAGCTACGAGAACTACAGATTCACGAATCCAAGCCACTATTGGACGATGGTAAAAGGCTTAATCCCTGAAACAGTTAAGGGAAAAATATACAGCGGATGGAGGGAAGTTGATGCAGTTCCCCATGAGGCGCGACTAATGGGCTATGGGCTTGACTTCGGTTTTGACCCTGACCCTGCTGCGATTGTGGCCCTGTATTACCATAATGGCGGGTATATAGCAGATGAGATTTTGTATCAGAGAGGGCTTTTGGACGAGCACTTAGCGAAGACCATTCTTGCATTACCTAAAGCACCAACAATAGCAGATAGCGCTGAACCGAAGGCCATCGCAGGTTTGCGAGGACGTGGCATCAGCATACTTGAGGCACAGAAAGGACCAGGAAGTGTCGAGGCCGGGATTAAGCATGTTCAAGGATTACGAATCAGTTACACCAAAAGAAGCGAAAACCTACGCAAAGAGTACGAAAACTATGCATGGAAGCGCCTGAAAGACGCAGTTGAGGACGACCAACATCTAGGAATTGAAGACCCTGTTTGTGAGAATCACCTTATGAGTGCAATGCGTTACGCACTCACCGTACTCGCAAAACCACGAAAAGACGATGATTTCTATGATAACCTCTATGGGCGCAAGGTAGGACAGATGCCACGAGAGAGGAAAAACCTCGCTGTATGAATGAAATACCAACTCAGATTATCAGCATTATTATCCCTAAGTGTTGCCGGGAAGGTTTGCCGTCGTGTAAACATGTCCCGCAACGGCAGCGTAAATCAAAGAGAAACATAGGACTATGAGTGATATTTTGATTAGTGTCGGACTGAAAGAAGGCACGGAGAAGCTGACCGTGACTATCTCAGAGGATGAATTTGAGGCGGCAGAGGCCAAAGACCTGGGTTTCATGCTCCGTAAAGCTGTTATGAGCATGAAATTAGCGGAATTGAGCAAAAACGAACATGAGTGAGATTACCCCGCAGACATTTCCGAAATACACGCCAAACCCGCTGTTTGCAGGTATGCCGCAACATCTGAAAGACCCCGCGAACTACAAGAAAATCAAGAAGCTCATCATTGAATCCCTCGCAGGGAAACACTCTCATGGCGAGATTATCGAGTGGGCCGCATGTTCTTCGTGTCAAAGGCGGTTTGCGGAAAGAGGCGATGTATTAAAGAAGTTGGGATTCAGGTCAACGGCGCAGTATATGGCGTGGCAGAGAGTCCATGAGCAGATGCAAAGCATGAAACGGGATAAGCTCAGATAGAGTTTTCCACTAAATCCTATTGACAATTAAGCAATAATGATATACTCGCGATATGTTTACGGCGCATTGCATTAAGTGTAAGGCAGAGTATGAGTCCCCTGATGAAGATGATTACTACTGCGACTCATGCCTTGAAGAAAAGAGAAGTGTTGCCAAGGAGCTAGACAAGAAGTTTGCACACCGAGTCATAGATATTCCGAAGCCTCGTTTTAGTGAGAAGGATTTTCAGGGAAGTAAGGGAAGGATTTTCTTTAATGCTAAAGACTTACTGTAAAATATGGGACGCCCAAAGGGGAGCAAAAACGGCATCAGACTGCCTAAAACAGCAGCGGATGAGCCATATATTGCGAAGGTAAAGTTGTTTGGCAAGCTCTACGAGGCACAGGGAGCATCCATCGCAGATGCAATATCGAATCTGAAACCAGGCCGCAGCAAGTCAATGGCAATCCTGACTGTTTCAAGGAACGGGAAGTCGTGTGAGCGTATTCTTCCCGCGATGGCGTCGGTACGTCTTTTTGAATCGCAAGGTATTACGAGAGAGATACAACTTAAAAACGTCAGCCTTCGTTTCCAAGGCTTTGATACATGAACAGCCCTGATATTTTCTCATACATAAAGGCAGAGGAAGCGGCATACGAAACAGAGGAAGTGCGCGTCGGAGACAACTGGAATTGGTCAATGCGCCGCCATATACAGATGATTTTCCATCTCAAGAATGGGATATTCTTCACGGGAGAGAATAACTGGCTGAGGGCTTTTAAGAACATCATGGAGCCCATTCTAAACCTGTCGTACTGGTCAGAGGATATTGAACTCAAGGACATCATCTTTTTCATAGAAGATTCTCCCGGGCGCGTCATGTCGTTTCTCATAAAGAAGTACCACGATGAGGTCTATGTCAGGGAAAATGACCTCGATACACTCCTTGATGAGATTACTGAGTCTGATTTGGATTATGGAGGGGTGCTTGTGCAGGAAACGAATGACGCACGGCCCGAAGTGCTATCGTTAAACTCGATTGCCTTCTGTGACCAAACGGACACTCTCGGCGGCGCCATTGCCTTTAAGCATCATTTCTCACCGGGGAAACTCCGCTCGATGGCTAAGAATGGGTGGGGAAGCGAGCAAAATGGTGCCACAATCTCCATCGAGGATTTGATAACTCTTGCTGATTCTGACAAATCACCAGACGGCATGGCTAAGACGAAAGAGAATAAATCAACATCCAAAACGATTGAAATATACATTGTCAAAGGCCAGCTTCCCGAACACTACCTCAAAGACAATGATGACATGGAGACATACTGTGAACAGGTGCATGTCGTCGCCTTTTACACAGACAAGGAAGGCTCAAAGCATGGTGTCACGCTCTACCGAAAGGAAGCAAGTGAAGGCTCACTTAAATTCTTCACATCTAAGAAGGTGCATGGGCGTGCGCTTGGTCGTGGCACAGGCGAGGCACTACTTGGGCCTCAGATTTGGACGAACTTTCTCACGATTCACAAGACAAACATGCTTGAGGCGGCGTCAAAAGTCCCGCTCTATACAGACGATGCCGCGTATTCAAACAGAAACAAGATTCAGGACATGGAAAACCTCGAAATCACTACCATCGAGGACGGAAAGAGGATTTACCAAGTGCCGACTGCCGCACCTGCAAATGTGCAGCTCTACGAAAAGAGCATAAACGAGTGGTACGAGCACGGGCAGCTTATCGGCTCAGCGTTTGACCCCCTCATAGGAAAGGAACAGGCGTCAGGAACAACATTCAAGGGACAGGAACGCACCGTTGCTCAAGGAAAGGGACTGCATGACCGTCGCAGAGGACAGAGGGCTAAGTTTATCGAACAACTGTATCGAGAAATCATCATCCCGAAGATGAAGCGTGAAATTCTCAAAGGTAAAAAGTTCCTTGCAACCCTTACCGCAGAGGAAATGGAGTGGGTGACTGACAATCTTTCAACAAATTACGCCAACAGAAAGATAATTGACGCAGTATTGGACGGTAAGGAGCCGCAGACGTTTGAAGAACTGAAACAAGAGGCGCTTACCAATATCCGCAAGAACGGCAATCAGATGTTACTTGAGGTGCTGAAGGATGAGTTTGCCGATGTTGAGATTCGTATGGGAATTAACGTGGCAGGGAAACAGAAGGACTTGGCTGGTCTTTCGGACAAATTGCTCTCTATCTTCCAGGCTGTGTTTGCCAATCCTCAAGGATTCCAGCAAGCCATGAGAATCCCAGGCATGTCCAAGTCATTTAACGATATTCTTGAGTTTAGCGGCATTTCACAGGTAGATTTCGCACAAATTGCCACAATGGACTTAGGGCAATCGCCTGACGGAAGCCAACTCAACCAGCAACAGCCTTCACAGGTTCCGCAGCTACAATTACCACAGCCGGTGGCTTAGCCTATGGATGCAACTACAAAAGAAAGAATCGCCCGTTTCCTCGAAGATTCCGCAACCGCAACAGCGGTGTATAACGTGCTTCTCGACTCATTCCTTGCGAATCATGGCGAAAAGGATGTGACGATGCTCGCGGCTCGTGCCATGAGTGTTGATTTCCTGAAACTAGGATGGAAAGAATTGGCGAAATACAAGGCCGAGGCTGAGCGAGAGCCTAAACCCCAATCCCAAATAGGAATGTAGTTTTCCACTAAATTATTGGCTTGACAGTATAAAGTTTGATTTAATAGAGGTCGAAAGTTTAAACATAAAATTATGCACACAAAAACACTACATATAATCTTTGCTTTCTTAATGGCGCTGTCTGTCATTGCTGTCTCAGTGATGATGTTCACCCCGCGAGAGCAGGTGGGGGCAAGCACCATACAAGGCAATGATTACATGTCTACATCTACCGCCGCATCGAACGTGTATGGGGCGCAGATTCGCAGTTCATTGCTTAAAAATACACCAGGCTCTCTCGGAACTGTCATTGTCACAGGTGCCGCAGCAGGAACAATTAACATCTACGACGCTACAACGACGAACATAACGCTTCGGGCCTCAAGCAAGGCGACAAGTACGCTTCTCATTGCGTCACTCCCCGCCTCACTCGCGGCAGGGGATTACGTTTTCGACGCTGAATACACGGACGGACTGTATGTTGACTTGGCTGACGGTGTAATGCCGACGACGACTATCACCTATCGTTAAAAATTATTATTTAAGTGAAATTACTATGAGTCTACTTAATGAAGCGAAACTTTCGAGCCTCAAGGACAAACTGCTTGAAGCTGAGGCAGAAAGGGTGCGGGAAGAACTCGAAGTAAAAGACGAGAAAGTTAAAAAGATTATTAAAAAGGTTTCTAAAAAGAAATAAAATATGAATCTAAAAGAATGGGGTGTAGTGGGAGTCGCGGCGCTTGCGCTTGTGGTCGGCTTCATGGGCTGGTCTAAGCCAGCAATCATCGTTGATTCAACGAAAGTTGATATTAACGCCATAAGTAGCGGCATCTACGATGCAGTAGTGTCACGGATGTCGTCACTCGGCGCGGTATCAGTACTCACTTCACCGCAGGAATGGAATGGTGTCACAACCATTAACGAAAATCGTCGCTTCGCGCCTGGAACTTCGACTGTTGTTTCCCTCCCGGTAAATGCATCCTCTACCCTTGCGGTTATCTGCAAAGGCGGCGGCTTGAGTTTTGCACAGGAGTACGAAATCGCCGTTGGAGCAACGCCTAATGCGACAACAACGAGCCTCGGTAAGTTGTTTGTCCCGGCGAACAGGACAGCTTTCGTCGTTGCATCTACGTCAGGAAGAACTTTCTCAGAGAATTCTAAGGAGTTCATTAACCTTAAGATGGCAACGACTTCTGGAACAACTGTTTCGACTTCGTTAACGCCAACAGGTTCTTGCTCTTTCCAAGGAATCGCAATTTAGCTTTAACGGTTATTCTACCTCAAAAGGAAAATACGTTTATGCTTATCGTATAAAGCAAACAAAAATCAGTTATGAGTACTGAAACAAACAATCAAGCAGAAGCCCCTGCTGTAAGTGGGGAGGGAGAAGAAGCAGCACAGGTCGAGACTATTGCAATCCCCAAAAAGGATTACGAAGCTCTCAATCAGACTGTCGGCTCGCTGAAACGCGAACTCAAGGACTTGCGAAAAGCCTCTGAGATAGCGAAGGAAACTCCACAACAAAACCAAAAACCAGAAGAATCTGCATTGTTACAAAAACTGGAAAGAATCTCCTTGCGACAAGCAGGGATTGACCACCAGGACGATATAGAACTAGCCAGAGCCACCGCTAAGAAATGGGGAGTTGATATAGACGAGGTGCTTATGGATGAGGACTTTAAGGTAAAGCTTGAACGTCAGCAGACAAAACGCTCCAACGAACTAGCAACATCCAATATCAGAGGTGGCCAAGGGCAGTCAGAAGCCAAAAATACCGCTGCATACTGGATGGCGAAAGGTGTTCCACCTTCGCGTGACCAAGTGCCTGACAGAAAGATTCGCGCAAAGATTACGCGTGCCATGATGGAAAAGGCGGGGACGAACGGCAAGACGTTCTATAACGATTAAGGTCGGCAAAGCGGGTTCTCTGGTCTTACAAAGACTAGATTACCTACATGGCAGACACAGTAAACGTAATTACATACGAGACAGCCTATGAAGATGTACTTCAGGACCGTCTTGACCATCCGCAGACATGGAAAGAGATGTGCGCAGTAACCATCACGGATACTCGCGTCATTTCCTCATCCTACATGTCCACCACTCCGACAGTCACAACTGTCACTCGTGGCACAGGACATGACCTGACTCTCTACCAGGAGACAGCCGAAACGCTGACAATCTCTACGGGACGAGACTTGGGTATGTTCATGGATTGGGGAGATTTGGCACAGAGCCCGTGGTCAAAACCAGCGGAACTCTTTGACCGAATCGGTGCGCTTCTGAATGAGTACATTGAAGGCGCAGTTCTTGCAAACCACGCAGAATGGACTGACTTTGGTAACTCAAGTATTGGAAATGGCGGCGCTGCAACTGACCCGATAACGGTCAGCGCGTCCAACATTGACGATATTATCCGAGGTGTTAAGCGACAGATTCGTGTCGGAAACGGACAGACGAGGATGAACCAGTATGGTGTCGGATTCGTTTGGCGTGCTGCTGACTTTGAGTTGCTTGAAGCGTTCGTACAGGCTAACGGCTTTACGACTGCTGACCAGGCTCTCAAGGAAGGCACCGTTGAAGGACTCCGCTATCTCGGCGCTGACCACTACTGGTCTAACGAACACACCGCAAACCATGTGTTTGCAGGAGTTAAGAAGACACAGCGCATCGGCATCCTTCGTGGCACATATGGCCGCGCTCACACGATAGATTTCCCTGCCTCATCGGAAAACAACTTCCTTTCAGGACAGGCGTACTACTCGCGTGTAGATATTGGGCTCTTGCACCCTACTTCAATGGATGCGTTGAGTTTCGATGTCAACGTTGCTTAGACGTAGCTTAAACGTCGCCTAATTGTTCTTATATCCCGTCCTTGCAAACAGAGAGGACGGGAATATGAGAAGAATAAATACATAATTTTATGCCAATCGCAGATATAATTTCCGACATCTATTTCAAGACCAAGACCAATTCTGCCGACTACCCCGCAGCGGACATGCTCATTCATATCAACCGCGCGTATAACGATGTGGTCAGTCAGATTTTGAGCGCGGATGGACGATGGCAATGGGATGACGACAACCAGAGTGATTTTTCCATCGCAACAACGGCACTTGTCTCCTCACAGAAAGATTACTCAATGGCAGTCAGTCACCTCAAGATATTGCGCGTTGAATTACTCCCTAACGGGGAAACGGATTACATAAAACTTGACCCAAAGGACGAAGCTGATGAATCACTGGCAATGGATACCTCGTCAACAGGAACACCGGCATGGTATGACTTAGTTGGCGGCTCGATTTTCCTTTACCCCACACCCGACTATTCCCAAGCATCTTCACTCAAGGTGTATTTCCAGCGCGGCCCCGATGAGTTTACATCAGGACAAGTGACGACAGGAACCAAAAAGCCTGGCTTTGCCTCGCTGTTCCATGCCCTCATCCCACTCAAGGTGTCATTTAATTACTGTGTGGCGAACGGTCTTCCGATGGCGAACGGCTATTTACAGGAAATCCTCAGAATGGAGAAAGAACTAAAGGCGTTTTATGGCAAAAGAGACAAAGATGACCGTTCTATTATGAGAGGTAAGCGGATTCTCTACATCTGATATGGCTTCATTCGTAAAATTTAACAGTTTTGTTGAGGCTGTTGCTGAGAAAACCCACAACCTCGGCTCCGATACCCTCAAGGTAGCCCTCACGAATACCGCACCAAACGCAACAGACACGCAGCTATCCAACATCACCGAGATTTCGTACACTAACTGCTCTGCGCGAACAATCACAACCTCATCCTCGTCGCAATCATCGGGAACGTATAAGCTCGTGCTTGCTGATTTGACGCTTACCGCATCAGGGTCAGTAGGCCCGTTTCGCTATGTCGTCATCTACAATGACACGGCCACGAATGACGAACTGATTGGCTACTATGACTACGGTTCAGCGGTAACACTTCAGGCATCAGACCAGTTCGTTATTGACTTTGACGGCACCGCAGGGGTGCTCACCATCGCTTGATATGCAGACGATTGCTTTCGATGCGGCATCTTCCTCAAACACAACTGGCGGCTCTCCGTTTACTTGGAGTCATACATGCACTGGTTCCAATCGTATCTTGATAGTGGGTCTTATCAACGCTGCTGGCGACCAAGTTACGGGCGTCACCTACAACGGCGTCGCAATGACTCAGATAAATAAGCAAAATGTTTTCGGAGGTACAGAGGTATATCTATACTATCTCTTAGCTCCTGCCACTGGCTCTAACACGATTTCAGTTTCCAAATCTTCTGGCAACATGGCAGGTGCCGCCGCTTCATATACTGGAGTAAAGCAATCTGGTCAACCAGACGCAAGCACGACTGCTACGACGGGCAGTTCCACAACGCACGCTGAGGCTCTGACTTCGATTGCAGATAACTGTTGGCATGTCTCTGGGGTATTCGGCGGCACCCTTAATGCAATTTCAGCAGGAACGGGGACAACTGTTCGCGTGAATAACACCACGACCCAAAATGCGGCAATAGGCGATAATAACGCAGCGATTACTCCCGCTGGCTCAAATACGCTGAATTTCTCTGCTTCTTCAATGAATTGGGCATCTAATGGAATCACCATTTCTCCTGCTCCCGACATCTACACGCTCACAGCGGGAACAGGCTCATTCACATTCACAGGCAATGCCGCCTTGTTCTATCGCCTCTACACACTCACCGCATCTGTCGGCTCCTTTGTCCTGACAGGAGTTTCCGCAACACTCACGCACATAATCAAATGGGCGATGCCGTCACGAAACTCATCCTCACAATCCAATCAGTCAAAGAACAGTTCTTCGTGGGTAAATCAAAGCAAAGACTCAAGCACCTTCAATAACCAGACACGCAACTGATATGAAGACAATCGTCATTGACAATTTCTCACGGGGCATCGCAGACGACAGATATAATGGCGTTACTGGCGAGTGTGGCTTTTGTAAGCACTTCGACATCCTCACTCATCCCCGCAGACTTCAACCGCTTCGCGGGATGTCAACGGATACCGCCAGCACCACAATCGGCAACATCATCGTCGCGTCAAATGGTTTCCTCTATGGTGTTGGTGTTGATGGAAGCAACCCAAGCAACGGTAAGCTCTGGGTCAGGGCCGATAACAACACGACAGCAAGCTCTACAGGCTCATTTGGTGCATCTTCCACATGGCGTGCGCTCACTAATAACCAACTTTCAGGAGCAACGGTGAATTATGATTTAATTGTCGAGAACCCTGACGCTGGACAGGTTCGTACACTCTATTGGGCCTCAAATAATCTCATAGTTGCCTCTGACCCGCTCGGCGCATCTTCAGCAAGCACAGACGCGCTCACATTCTCGTCTATCGGGCAAGGTATCCTGCATCCGAAGGATAAGACTATCTATTTCCCATACAAAACATCATCAGCACACTACATCGCACTGATAGCCCCAAACGCTACGGCTTTCGGTGGGAAGAACTATACAGCATTTACCCTACCCTTCCTCTACCGCTGCTACTGCCTCTCCTATTACGGCAACTACCTTGCAATCCCCATGACCTCGGTCAATGGTATTGGAGTCAACGGCTCTGTCGTCGCCTTGTGGAATAGAGACACTTCGACAACTACGCTCGATGAGACAATCCCGTGGGGCGCAGGGAAGCTACAGGTGCTCAATAACCTCAATGGCGTCCTCGTTGGTGTCAACACACTCTCTGCCGCGTACTCAGGTTCCTTCCAAGATTACGACGCTATTCAGATTAAGATGTGGGCTGGTGGTGCTGAACCAACACTCCTCAAGGAACTAAAAGCGATACATCTTGCGGGGTCAAACCAGCCTACAGTTACCATAAATCCGCGCGTCAACTTCATTTACAACAACCGCCTCTACTTCTCGGTCAACGTCAATCCGAATGACGGCAAACAGGCTGCATGGTATGGGCTGTGGTCAGTCGGGAAAAACAAGCTCACAGGCGAATGGACTGTCTCGATGGAGCGTGTTGAGACTAACTCAAACACTGGTACAGGCGTTATTGCAGCGGCTATATCAGGCGACTTCGTTTCGATGGCGCATACTGCAGAAGGAACGCTTACCTATACATCCAATGGCGTTACATCATCGAGCACCTATGGCGCAACGTCCGTCTACGAGAGCTTGGTTAATCCTGGCATGGACCCCGCCGACAAGATGCGAAAAAAGAAACTCTACGCAATCCAAGTCAACTGTCTTCCACTCCCTTCGTCAGCATCACTTGTCCTCAAGTACCGAATAGACAGCGACGGTGACTCGTCTGATTGGGTGACACTCAAAACCTACTCGACTACTGACGGCAGTTCATTCGATGTCCCTAATATTCCAAGCTCGGGGAAATCAGATGGCTACAATATCGAATTGCGGCTTGAGAGTACGGGCGGTGCAGTGCCGATTGCATTTGCGTATAAGTACGATGTCCTTTCTTCAAACACACTATGAATCCTGATGAAGCACAATCTATGCGTGATAGGATAGCAAAACTGGAAGCGCAACTCGATTTCTTCATTCGCGCCACAACGTATGAGTTCAAGCGAACCATTAAGGGCGACCCTAACGGATTACGAATCGGCGACAAAGCAAGTGATAAACTCGGCTTCATGGGGAAAACTCCAATAGCACAATGGTCATCAGGTACAGGAAGACAGGACGTTGTTGATAATACAGGCTCGGCGGCAAATGTCGGCTTCAGGGCGACTGGCAACACTGGCTCAACTGGTTATTCATTAGGCGATGTCGTCGCCTTTCTTAAAACAATAGGCTTATTCGCGCCGTGATATTCTTATTATATGGCAACTATTAAAAACGGTAATTTTGTAGGGAATGGCTCGATTGTGCCTGGGGCTTCTTCGGGGTATCAAACTCCATCAAACCTAGTGCCAGTTCTTGACCAGCAAATGCAGATTTTCGCTAATAAAAACCCTGAACAGGCTAACCTTGCGATGGATGCTTATGGCTATTCAAAAGTTCCTAGTTATTCCCCTGCTGCCCCTATATCTTCCGCCGTACTTGCCCCCCAAGCACCAATAAGACTCCCCCAATATCCACAGGGTGATAATCCGTTCACAACGAACGCAAGCATCCCAACCCCACAACAGATTGTGACCGCATCGCCAACAAACGCAGAAAACTCACAAAATGAGTATCTAAAGAAAATTGCGGAACTTACAGGAGCAGGTTCAAGCCTCGCTACATTTCAAAGTCAGCAAGAACAGGCGGCAGGTATCCCAGGACTGGCGAAAACTCTGAATGACATAGGTGCACAAATAATGGGTCTGAACGACCAGGCCGCCGCTTTGCAGAACGAAGCGCAGTACACGATTCCGAACGCCGCACAAATCTCAGCAGAAGGGCGTGGAATAACAACGGGAGGACTTGCCCCGATTACCGCTTCTCAGTTACGTTTGAACCAAATTAAGCAAGGAGCAATTGCCACACAAACCCTCACCCTTAAAAGTGCCTACTACGCAGCACAAGGAAACTATGCGCTCGCAAAAGACGCAGCAGACAAGGCGGCACAAGTTCAATTCGATGCTCAGGAGCGAGAAATTGCTTACAAAAAAGCGCAACTAGATGCAATCGCCCCGACATTAAACAAAGAGGAAAAGCAAAGAGCGGCAATTCAGCAAGCTCAGCTTGACGACAGGAAGCGTCTACTGGACGACGCTAAGCTGGAAAAACAGAACGTAAATCAAGTGATGATAACTGCCGCTAAATATGGTGCTGATTCTGCTACATTGCAGAAGATAGCTCAATCGAATAGCTATGATGAAGCAATCATTAGCGCAGGTTCTTCTCTCGTAGACCCTAAAGCAAAGTATGAGCTTGAGTCAGCGAAACTTGAAAACACACTGAGACAGATGCAGATAAATAAACTTTCATATGAGACAGGCTTGCTGAAAAAATATGGTGGAATGACTCCATCGCAGTATTCTGATTATTTGAAAGAGCAGAAAAAGGCGATAAATGAAACGAAAGATGCTAGTTCTAAATCCTATCAGCAGGGAATCGCGTTACAGGAAAAGATTGACGTAATAGATGCGGCACTTAATAGTCCAGCGCTTAAAACAGCTGTTGGAACTAACTTTTTATCTCGTTCACCTTCGACTTTTTTGGGGAGCGCGGGAGCCTTCATTTTTGGCGGCGCTCCATCAGTCCTCGGTGGTGCATTGAATACGGCGACTGGCGCTACGCAAGACTTCATCTCATCTACTGAGCAGTTAATATCTAAAGAATTCTTGCAGAACCTTATAGACGTTAAAGCTCAAGGGGCCACCTTCGGAGCACTTACAGAAAAAGAACAACAAGCACTCACTGATGCGGCCACAAAAATCGGAAGATGGAGGGTGAAAAATTCCAGTGGCGATGTGACTGGATATAACATAGATGAGGATAATTTCAGACGAGAAATGAATCGAATCAAGGCTCTCGCAACAAAAGCCTATCAGAAAGCAACAGGAGAAGTCTGGGCTCCTGATGAGCAAAAGATGTGGGACGATTTAGAGAATTCCATGTCTGGTGTTAGCTTTAATCCAGCATATTAAATATGGCATTTACACCAGAAGAACAGCAAATAATAAACTGGAGTAGACAGAATGGTAAGACAGTCCAAGAAATGAAGGACGCAATCTTTCGGTATAGAACTACCGGCTCTCCTGCTGCACCGCAGAGTGAGAAACAGGGGTCAACAGTAGGACAAGATGTAGCTATTGGAGTGGCAAAGGGCGCGGGAGAAACGGCTAAATTCCTTGGTGGCACAGCAGCTCGCGCAGCCGCACAAGCTTCAGGCTTTAATGTTATTCCTGGCGTGCGCGAATCTGTAGATACATCTGTTGGCAAAGTGCAGGATGCAATAGGACTTTCTGATAAGAATCTTGAAGCAACAAACACCGCACAAAAAGTCGGAAAGGGCATCGAGGTTGCGGCAGAATTAGCCTCGCCACTCATTGTTGGAAAACTCGCTGGAGTCGCAGAACAAGGCGCAAAAGTACTTGAATCTAAGTTACCAAAGCCAGGGAAGGTGACGCAATTTGTTAAAGATGCACGGCTCGCACTTTCAGACATTGACCCGCAGGTGGAGACTGTATTACAGCGCAGCACCTTCGATGAGGTTAATAAGTATTTTCAACAGGCCAAAAATGCAAAAGCAGACCCTACAAAATACACCCCACTAGAATTGGCTGGACAAAAAGCCGAGGATGCCTTTGATGAGATAAACAAAGCTCGTAAGGCTGCTGTGCAAGGAAAGAAGAAGATATTGGATACCGTGGCAACACAGCGCGTTTCTGGGAATACCATAAATGATGTAATGTCCACGGGTATTCAGAGGATTAGCGAGAAGTTTGGGGCAAAAATATCGGCCAAAGGTGAAGTTTCTCAGGCCAAGGGTCGCACCCTTCAGTTGGACGATAAAGATACTAAGCTCATCGGAGATTATTTCTCACGCCTTAATTCTTTGGGTATCTCCCCTTCCGTTAAGCAAGTGGATGATTTCGTTGATTGGGCGCAGTCGCAGCTGTATAAGCAGAGCAAAACAGTAAGTAAGTATGAAGTTGCGTCTGAACCAGTCGTAAGAGAATTACAGAGTGTAACTGGCGACCTGAATTCAAGGCTCAAAGGAGCTGTGGGTAATGGCTATGGTGAAGTCAACGCCCGTATATCAAAACTCATAGAGCTTCAAGATGAACTTTCAAGCGCACTTGGCGCAGACGCAAGAAAGGGCGGTGGCCTAATGAAGCGTCTTTTTAGCCCTACTGGTGGGAATGTGCGAAAAGTGTTTGAGGAAATCCAAAAAGAAACGGGTATTGACCTCAGTAAAGAGGCCACACTTGCTAAGTTTGCAATGGAGGGCGTCGGTGATGTACGACAGCAATCACTTCTAAAGCAACTCGATGTTTTGAGTAAGGACGCAGGAGAACTCGACCTCACAAAGCCGATGTCAATAATCCGATTTATAAGAGAGCGCGCCGACTTAGACGCGCAGGAATTGGCTAACGAGATAGTCCGTCGCGCTTCTTCATCCCAATGAGTTTATGGCCACTCCTTTTCAACTTCCCACGAAACTCGATAATACCAACCAAGAAGAAAATGCCTAAGAGAATCGCCAACATCCAAAAACCATAGCATATGCCACAGGAAAACGAAACACAGCAGAATTTCAAATCCCTCATGCGTCTTTTGGATACTAAGAATACCGCAGACAAGCTGTTGGAGGCTTTTGGCGCTATAGTAAAAGCTCTCACCTCCCTTAAATCAGAAACTATCCAAGAACAGGAGACTCTAAAGCAGAGTGTAAAAGATGCGTTAGCGACCCTCGAACTCGCTATAGCATCCATTAAAAATGGCATAGATGGGAAAGACGGTGCGCCTGGTAAAGATGGGCGTGACGGTATTGACGGTGCTCAAGGTCCGAAGGGCGAAGACGGAAAGGATGGCAAAGATGGGCAGAATGGAAAAGACGCGCCGTTTGATACTGCGGAAGATGTAAGAAACAAATTAGAACTCTTGCAAGGAAATGAGCGTCTTGATAAGTCGGCCATTAAAGGACTCGATGAGGAATTTCAGAGAGTGGCCGCTACTCGTGGTCAAGGTGGCGGTATATCGCAAATTGCACTTCAAATGGCGATGGCGAAACTCATCAAACATGAAGTCCACGCTACGACATCAGCAACGACCACAATCACGTTATCTGACCGTGTGGCGCACAATACAGTAATCTGGGCCTACTATAACGGCCAGCTCATGTCGCTCGGACAGCAATACACCGTATCAGGGAATACAGTCACCCCCGCATTTACTCTTGATAATGACTCTGAATGGGAGTTTACTTTCTTTAGAGGCTGACGTATGCAATATCTCTCAACAGGAATAGCGGCACTCATGATGGGGATTATGGGCTTCTTTGGCTTTCAAAGTGCCACACAGTTTGGTGCTGGCCCGTCCGTTCTCAAAGTGCAGCAGGGAGGCACTGGCGCATCCACATTTACTGTTGGAGATTGTCTTGTCGGTAACGGAACAAGCCCCATAACAACTCAGCCATGTTCAGCGGGTGGCGGTGAAGCCAATACAGGTGGCTCACTCGGTACTGGTCTTAATATTTATGACAGTAAATCGGGCGTGCAGTTGCGCTTCAACACACTCGCGGCAGGTTCAAATATCACACTGTCTACAACGACAAACGACAACACCATCGTCATTGCTTCTACTGCGTCAGGGGGTACAGGTTTCTCAACTACCTCTGCCGACTACTACCGTTCCGTCACTGGCCGCGTCGCAACCTCGGCAGCAGAAACAGCAGGGCAGCTACCTTACTGGACTAGCTCTAATGCCAATCCTGCAACACTTGGGGGCATAGCTACTGGCACTGTGTCCTCATCAGGCGGCATCACGACAACCGCATCTCGCTACGTTCTCAACGGCGCACTCGCTATCTCGTGTGATGTTGCGTCGGGTTCCATTCCAGGGTGTCTCTCCGCGGCAGATTGGACTACATTTAATAATAAGGCGTCGTTTGGCTATCCATTCCCCTCGAACGCCACAACCTCAGTTCTCACATTCAGCACTGGAACAATTCAGGCAAGTTCAACTGTCGGCAATCTCACCGCGACATCCACATTCGCACTTCCAGTATCAGGATTGCTCAAAGGCAATGGCGTTAGTAGCGCAGTCACCGCAGGAGCAAACGGCACCGACTTTACTCTTATATCTGCACAAACCTGTTCCGCAGGGCAGCATGTCTCGGCTATTTCTGCATCAGGCGCAGTCACCTGTTCAGCGGATACAGACCTGTTTGCCTACCCATTCCCGAATAACGCAACGTCCACAGCACTCACATTCAATGGCGGTCTTACCTCAGCGACTTCAACGAGCGGCACACTCAACGCTGGCTCGATAACGGCCACATCTTCCTATAGAGGCGCAGGACTGACGGCTGACTGCGACACGGCTGCAACATCAAAACTCTTGTGGGACATAACGACAGGGCAATTCTCTTGCGGCACGGACCAAACTGGTGCTGGTGGTGGAGCGTACCCATTCACACCAACCACGAACCTTGGTGTACTCACTCAGGCCACGACAGGCATCCCGTTCTTCCAAAATGGGTTTCAGGCTTCGTCTACTTCATACCTCACGAACGCATCATCAAGCATCCTTACATCGAAGGACATTTATTCAGCACGCATCAGGCCGAACGTACCTGGCTCCAGTCTCTTTCTGACAGACACGAGCTTCAATAATTACGTCGAACTTGGTGACACATACATAAGCGTCTACAGTAGCAACAGCCTCGTATTTAACTCGGACGGAACGATGACATGGAGCGCATCAGGGGCAGACTATAAGTTCCAAGGAAGTCCTGCCGTTTACGGTATTGAGGATTATTCCAATCTTACAACGGTTGACCGCACATTTTCTCACCCTGACTGGTCTGGTGAATACGTCATCTCAACTTCAACGACTCAGGTATCGAGCATCACAGCTACCAGTACATCCGCATCATCAACCTTCCAAGCGGGAGCTTATTTCGGCGGTTCCGTTCGGACCAACATTCTCGGATGTAATACCACACAGAAGATAGCGACGAACGGAAGCGGGTATTTGTTCTGTGACACGGACGCTACGGGCGGCGGCTCTGCATCCTCAACCCTTCTTACTGACTTCAACACATGGGATGGTCAGCAGCGTTTCAGGGCAGACCTTCGCTTCCCTTCGGGACTCGGGACGTTCTTTTTCACTAGCACTGACGATTCAACGATTTACGCAGGACTCTATGGTTACAACACAAATCAGATGGCGATACAGGGTGCCAACGGATTTAGCGCCATCCTCGACCTTTCTCTCATCACTCAAGACAAAATTATATTCGTCCCAGACCTCCCTGGTACGCTCTGCATAAAGGACGGAAACTGCGCCGCAACGACGACCAGCAACACCTGGGCCGGAACGCAGACATTCGATAACCTTATTGTTACAGGAACCTGTACGGGGTGTGGAACAGGTACTTCACTAGATTACACAGCGTGGGGAGGCTCTATTGCATCAACTTATGGCACGACCACCATCGCCTCGACGACTCCCGCTTGGTTTAAGATGGGAGTTTATGCTTCGAGTACATCGCAACTCAAATATGCCTCATCAACTGCGTTGACTGTAAGTGGTAAAATCTTCACCCCAAACATTGCTACAGTAGACCAAGATTCACCCGCGACAATCACTGTAAAAGGGGGCGACACAACTCTTTCAGGGGGGACAGGCGCAATAGCAATTCTCCAGGCTGGTGCAGGACTGGATAGTGGCGCTGGTGGAATAGCAGAAATCAAGGGCGGCAACGGAGGTGAAACTGGTAATGGAGGTGGAATTGACCTTGATGGCGGTTTCGGTGGCGGTTTGGGCGGTAATGGTGGTCCCATAAATCTATACGCAGGGGACGCATCAGATGGAAATTCAACTGGAGGGGATATTACATTCAACACAGGAGCGGGGGCAGGAACAGGGATAAACGGACGATACATATTCAATGCAGCAGACGCTCCATTTGATGCGTACTTCTACTTCAACCAACTTGTTACTGCGGTTCGCAGTTACTTCTATCCGAATGTTTCTGGTACAGTAGCCGTCGGCGTCGCGACAACTTCTTCTGGGGTAGCCTATTGGGGAACTGACAGCGGACTATACTCTGGCGCTACAACAACCCTCGTCGCCGGAACAAATATCTCCTTCTCTGCGACTCCCGTTATTCTTGGTTCTTCACCCATTACCATAAGCGCATCTGGTGGTGGCTCATCGTTTGGCCAAGCCTTCGAGCTAAACTCAAACGGCCTTCTCGCCCCGACGACCACGAAAAGTATCGCAATCAACGGAAGCGCGACTTCGACATTTGCCGCTGGCGTAGAAGCACCTGGCATCGGAACACCGTGGTTCTCAGCCACATCTACAACTGCGACAAGCACTGTCGCCTTCGGCCTCAATGTCGGTCAGCTAAATCAAACGGGAACAGCCACAAGTACATTCGCGCGAGGCATCACGCTTGCAAACGGATGTTTTGCTATCGGCGTCAACTGTCTACAGACCATCTATTCCATCGGCACAGGTCTTTCCCTTTCCGGTGGCGCACTCACAAATACTGGCATCATCTCGGCATCGTGCTCTGGCGGTACGGTCTGCTCAGGCACAAACCCGCTCTCAATAAGCAGCTTCTCGTATCCGTGGACCAACACCACATACGGAACCTCTCTCGCCGCCGCGACAACCACCACAATTAAATTCGCTGATGCCACTATCGCTTCGTCTACTATAGGAAATCTACAGTCGGGTGCGCTCACGGCAACCTCGTCCTTCGCTCTCCCTGTCTCCGGCGTGCTCAAGGGCAATGGTGTGACAAGCGCAGTCACCGCTGCTGCCAACGGCACAGACTTCACCCTCATATCTGCAACGACATGCGGTGGCACTGATAAGGTTTCAGCCATCTCCGCTTCAGGAGCCGTAACATGCTCCGCAGACCAGACGGGTGGCGGCTCGTCATTCGGCCAAGCGTGGGAAATCAACACCAACGGCTTGCTCGCGCCTACTACGACCAAGAGTATCGCCGTCACCGGAACCGCAACGTCAACATTCTCGAAAGGCGTTGAGGCTTCTGCAATAGGAACACCCGTTCTCTATGCGACCTCTACTTCTGCCACATCTTCCTTCGCGTGGGGCGTTCATGTCAACGCGCTCAACATCATAGGAACCGCCACCACTACATCGAATTGGGGTATCACGATTGCCAACGGCTGCTACGCCCTCAACAACACATGCAACCTGAACATCACATCAGTAGGAACGGGGCTGACATTCACATCTGGGGCGCTGTCGTTGAACCAAGCCGCAAACCTCACCTGGACAGGCTCACATGACTTCGGTGGCGCATCAGCCTTAGAGGTTCCGAACGGCACGAGCTTCACTTTCTCAGCGACAGGCCAAGTCTACTATGACACCACGGACAACCAATGGCAGATTGGTACTACATCAGCCAACAGTCCCCGCGCCGTTCCTACAATCACCAGGCTGTGGAGCGGAACTGTTGCATCTTCTTCGGTGGACTTCGTATCGGGTGGACGTATCCCGCTCTACCCTCATAGGGATGGTGTGGTCATAACTGAAATCAACTGTGTCGTGGATGGGGGAACTTCCAAGGCCATCAACATCGACACCCTCGCAGGAGGCTCCAACACTGACGGCCTCACTTGTGCCACAACCAACACCTCAGACACGTCAATGTCTGCAAACTACAACATTACAGCAGGAACACCGATGGCACTTGAGTTTGGAGCCACGACTGGTTCTGTAGACTACGTTACATTCGCTGTCTGGGGCTACATACAGCCAGAATAGCCTATGGAGTTAGTACGAAAAGCAATAGCACTCATCCTCTGCTTCTTTACCGCCTGTCCTGCGCCGCTACCTGATGCACAGCTTTTCGGCTCCACTGGTACATCATCCATCCGTCAGGAAGTGAATATCACAAACGCCTATTACTACGCTGCGTCAGGCTCCTATGCGACATCCTCTGAAATCGTCGCCATCACGCCAAATAACTATTCAGCCCCCTACTTCTACTTCGAGGTGGTAGCCTCAACGACAGCAGCCACGAACGCCACAATCTCTCTCGTCAACGCTACTTCAAGTGCAACTGTCGCCTCTGTCACAGTCAACGGCACTTCGTATTCACGCTACCGCTCTACAGGGTTTCTCCCCAACGCAAGCACCACTGTCGAATACAAAGTGGAGCTCGGCAATGAG